AGGCCCAATCAGCAGAATGTGGATCTATTCCTAGCGCGCAAGCACTTTGGGCGGGGTGTTTTACCATCTCATCCAAAATAGGTCCACAAAACATCCTCAAAACTATGTTGTACGCAAGATCATGCGCATTAATAGTTCTAGGCATCAAATCATCTACTTTCTTGGGCTCCAACAATTCAGATTTCAAAAAAACCTGACTCATCGAAACCAAAGGTTCCTTCTTTATCAATTCTAAATACTCTTCAACTCTCTCCTTCAATTTAGGGGAGTATGTCTTAGTCTCAAAATTGACAAGTGTACTCTTTTTATCTTGAAAGTGGTAACCTACACACTTGGACGAACTGGCCATGCTGGCAATCCCTAAACGGGGATCACCAAACAGCGCCTGCTCGAAAGTCCATGGCTTAACAGGTTTATCCATTTTAAAGAAACCATCGGTAAAATCGTCGCAAATCTCAGCTTCATACTGTTTCTTTGCGCCGAAGTTAAAGACGGCAGCATTCCTATTCTTCATCCCTGTGTTACACAGTGGCGAAGGATAGTGCACATATTTTGGCTCAGGTTTACCCTCACCAAATAAGTGCGGCATTTGAGAATAATACCCAGAATCCATAGGTGTATGGACCTGCTTACCTTTCCAAGTACCGAGAACTTTCGCGCCCGGTATCCTCTCAAACGTACCAACGGGTTCAATATTCTCCTCAACACCCGGTGGTAAGGCCTGCAGGTCTGCACTCCAAAAATCTTCCCTAAACAAAGGGGCAACAATGGAATCCATACCTATTCGGCCCATATGTAAACCCAACAAGGGTTCACTACTATCCAATAAAGTATAAGGAAATCCACAATCTCCTGGTTCTCCGCCTCCGGAATGAACCAAGTAATAACATAAATATTGATCCTCATACTTACCATGTGGTGAAGCGCATCTAAAAACTTGATTACTATTAGCAACAAACTTGACTGAAAAAGGGCCTTCTGCCCCTATAATAACCTTAGTCTTGTCTATCATCCGTAACCATCTCTTTACATACCAACCTTCACCTTCACGGTTTTCTCTAGTCCTCATTAAGTTTTTCAAACATCTCATGCCCTGCATGATAGGTTTATCCAACGTAACAATTCCTAGATCTCTACTATCACTCAACCTCTTAAAACTAAATTGATTAGTCTGAAGAACATACAATGTTTTGACATCTTCCAATGGCATATCATTGTACAGCTCCACTCTAACTAAATTAGTGTGCTCCAAAAATGGTCCTAATTGATGCCACATAAAAACAAACCTATTGGCCTCTATAAAAAGACCTTGATTTATCGATGATGTGCCATCTTCAAAAACCATTTTTATTCCGACATACTGTTTCAAAATTGGAACAGCACTCGGCACGTCACTAGGTGATTGAAACTCACCATGTAACGCAGCATAACCTGCTTTCTCAAGTCGAGCTCTCCTCCTTTCCCTTCGGAAAGAGGTCCTAGAATTTTCACCTCTAGAAGCTCTCATATTCTTATAACTCTCCAAGACTGGTGAGGTATAACCTGCTGCCCCTAAACCAAGAACAATAGTACCAGCAACGACCCCTAAGGCCGCTACAATAGAAGCCACCAATTTACCGGTGGCGTAGACTCCAAAGAACATATAGTTCTGAATCTTTATCCTAATGTGAACTGGTAAACTATTTGATCTAAAAGGTATATAGGTGGTAATACCCGTTACTTCGCAAAATGTAATATCTCTTTCATAAGAGAACATCCCTGCATTCGTAATCGGATGAATACCATCTATATCTCTAGATTTTAACATCGTCAAGATATAGTCCCATACACCCAAATAGATCGAACCTCTCTGTCCTGTTGAAAAGAAAATCCTATTCATCCATTCATTGGCATCCATATCTCTTGCGGGCAAGAGGTAATTAGATACCTGATCAAAGGAATCATGTGAAGACTTCCTAGGTTCATAGCAATCCATATCCCTAAAGAAAAAATCCTTTCCTTCATTTTCAGCGTACAATGATGTACAATGCTGATCATGAAAGCCAGGGTAT